GTGGACCAGCCAGGCCTTGTAGTTGGAGCCGTCCACCCATCCGGCGACCCAGCCTGACCCCCACCTAGCTGAGGCCAGCCGGTTTGAGGCGTAGGCCATGGCGTCCTTCTGGCAGAGGCACCCGGCGGAGAAGGCATTGCCCGACCCGTGCTTGGTCAAGGCGATGCTGGCGAGGTTGTGCGTATGGCCGTGAATGAGGGCGCCGCCGGCGATGGCGTAGTGAAGCCCCTGGACGGTCGTCGCGTTGACCCCGTGCGCGTAGCCGTGGACGAAGGCCACCGGGCCGAGGCGGTAGACGCCGCGATCGGCGTGGTAGGGGAGGATGGTCTTCGCCCCGGCGGCCTTGGCGGTGGCGTTGATGTCGGCCTTGATGTCGGAGCAGTAGTCGCGAACCATCGCCGAGCCCGACGACGCGATGAGGTTGTCCAGGCGGTGTTCGTGATTGCCCCAGAGGTAGACGGTCGGGCGAAAGCGGCGGAGGAAGTCCTTGCCCGCGTCGAGGTCGGCCTTGAGGGACTCGCCGGACTCGGCGTCAGAGGAGCCGACGCCACGGCGCAAACTGCGGAAGTCAAAGTGATCTCCACCGGCGACCCTGACCTCGGGCTTGTAGTCCTTGCAGAACTCCCAGAGGGCGTCGAGCGCCTCGGGGTCGGCCATGTCGCCGTGGGAGTCGGAGGCGAAGACGAAGCGGGTGGGTTTGCTCATTTGCAGCAGATTATGAAAGCATTGGTCATCAGATAAATGACCACAAAAGGAATGACTACCCAGCGGATGATGAACTTTTGTCGTTTCCGCGTCTGTTCAATCTGATCGATGGTCTTTTGAATGTCGCTCATGTGCTCGGATTGCCCTCCTTGGCGGCGTTCCACTTTCTGTCATAGCAAACCCCGTCATTGTCGGAGTAATCACCGCCAAACAATGTAGCCATTTCATCTCCAACCTTGCGGAGCCGCTCAACCTCGGCCTTGAGGCGTTTGATTTCATCCTTGGCAAGTTCGGCTGCGTAGAGATAAGCGGTCAGCGGGTCTGGCTGGTTTTTAAGTTCAAGGTAATCGGAGTAGTTTACATACCCTCCTTTGGGATCAGTTTTCATTACTCCAGACCCTGCTGCGGTGTATCGCTTGACGCTCACGACTGCTTGCCCTCCTTGGCGTCGTTCCATTCCTTCGTCACGAAATCAAATCGCAACAGTTCGCACATCGCATCCCCTGCCTTGCGGAGACGCTCAACCTCGGTCTTGAGCCTGGAGTTCTCGGCCTGCATAAGGGCGTAGCGCTCGAGCAGCTTGGCTTCGACCGGGATGGCCTTGAGTCGCTGTTCGCGGGCCAGTTGAGCGACCCGGGCCTCCAGCTCTGCGATGCGTTTCTCGTAATAGCTCATACCTTTGCGGCCTTCAGCCCGAGCTCGACGAGACGGCGGTCACGATACGCCCGGGCTTGGCCGATATCCTGTGGCGTACGCTCCAGCACCTTGAGGCCGGCGCGGTTGATGCGGAAATAGAGGTTCCCGTTGACGACGACCAGATGATGATCGGGCGAGGTCTCGCGGACTTGGGCGGTCGCCCTGATCGTGCCGTTCGTGAACTTCGGGCATTCGAGCAGCCAGCGGGCACGCTCGATGGAGATGCCCATGCCGGCGGCCCAGACGGCTTGTTCGCGGGTCAGAGTTTCCATGCGCGGGCCATGCGGCGCCCCTCGGCCATGATGTCGTTACGGCTGTTCGGCTTGAAGCAGAGCTCGACGTCGAACTCGACCTCGGCCCGCAAGTCCAGGAGCGACCAAGCCTCCTCGTCGTTCGCGGGCAGGACTCCGGCGGTCGAGATGTAGACCGTCCGCAGGTTCCAATTGTACTCGTCCATGATGCGGCTCACGACCCTGTACTCGTTCAGGTAGCGCCAATCTGAGCAGACGACCGTCTCGTGAGGGAGGCCGTCGGCGCTGACGAACGGGAGGTAACGGGCGAGGTGCTCGGCGAAGACGTCCTCGTTCAGGGAGCGGGCGAACTTCCCGGTTGAGACGAGGAAGTCACGGTGCTTGACCTTGAACTCCTCGTTGAAGAAGTCGCCGTCGAGATGCAGATAAGAGAGCATCGCGTTGGCGCACTCCTTCAGCGGGTCGGCGAAGTTGACCTTGGCGGCCCGCTTCTCAGACCATTCCATCAGGCCGTTCGCGAGGGTGTCCTTTCCGGCCCTGGAGAAGCCGGCGATGAGGACGAGGGTCGGGCGGCCTTCGACGATGCTCATCAGGCGGCGGTGGCTAGGCGTTTGGCGTGGCGACGGGCCTTGCGGAACTGACGGCCCGAAAGGTTCAGCGCCTTGCGTAGGTGCCGCGGCTTGACCGTGGCGTCGCGGAGGATGGCCTCGGCGCAGATCAGGAGGCGAACCTCCCGGGACTGCGAACGGGCCTCGGCGATGAAGTCCTTATCCATTAGAAGGGGACGTCGCCTGACTGCGGTTCGGCTGCGGACGGCTTCACGGTGCCGCGGGCGAAGCCGAGTTTGTATTTGAACTGCGGCTTGCCCTGCCATTCGCCGTTAGGCTCGACGGTCACGGCCACGTCGACGGTCTGGCCGCAAGCGGGCTTGATGTACTCCAGGAACTCGCCCTGGGTCGCGTCGGTGCGGATCTCGGCGGTGAACTTTCCGGAGAACTTACCGACGAGCATTGCGAGCGCCTTGCCGTACTTGCTCGAGTAGTTTTTCGACAGGCAGTTGCCCTCCACGTCTACGAAGAACAGGCGGCATGAAGTCGTGCCGTCCTCCCAGACCTTTATCTTGTCGAACTTGGGGAAGATGAGCTTCAGGCGGTAGTTGCCGGACTTCTCGATAGTCTTCAGCGGGGGGCGGTCGTTTGCGGGTTGGGTCATAATGAGTTTAAGAGTTAGGGTTGTTTGCGTTGTATTGGCGGACAGCTTTTAAATTCCAGCGCGTCAAAGCGACGTGCCCGAGGGCGAACATCATGGCCTGTTGATAGGTTTCATAATCAAACCATTTCTGCTCAAGGGTGTGTCCCCAAAATGGATAAGGCTGTTTATAAAACGGATGAACAGTCCGAACGGAACCGTTAAAAACTTCATCAACATTTTCCCAGCCGACAACGATCTCCTTGTTGGTTTTGGAAACGATGCCCGTCTCGTTTACTACCCAATTTTTGTTTTCAAAAAAACTCAAGGGCTCTGGTTGCTTATGTTGAACCATGTTCGTATTAGGCGAAGTTGATGGGGGCGGCGGCGTCGCTCGGGCCCTTGTTCAGGTCGAGCGTCTGGATGTCCTGGGCGTAACCGGGCCACTCGCCCGAGGCCATACAAGCCTTGTAGGTTTCCAGCGCCTTGACGAAGTCGGTGTATCCGTAGGCCATGAGGTCGGGGCCGAGTTCGTAGACGGCGGTCTGGAGGGTTTCCTTCTCGACGCAGATGAAGCGGAAGCCTTGGACGTGCTCCTTGAAGCCGGCCTGATAGGCGGCCTTATAGAAGTTGGCTTGCAGGTTATAGCGGTAAACGCGGACTGCTCTCAAAAAGCCGGCGGGGGAAGCGTCCTCGCACGTCTTGAGGTCGTAGAGGAAGCCGTCCTCCCCGACCGCGTCGATGGCGGCCTTGATGGGGCAGTCCATGTAGGACGCGAGGAACATCAGTTCGGTGTGCTTGAACTTGAAGCCGTGGCGGTCGATGCAGCCCTTCGCGGCGGCGGCGATCAGGTTGGCCTCCAGGGCCTCGTCGGCGCTCAGGACGGTCGTGCCGGGCTCGAGGGCGGAAGTGAAAGCCTCGTAGATGGCCTTGCCGTCCTTCGTGCGGCGGTCGCAGGTGGGGGCGATGGCGAAGGCGAGGCGGGCCTTCACGGGCTCCAAGACGAGGGCGTGGACATAGGAGCCGAGGCGCAGCGCCTTGGTCTGCTCGCGCTCGGCGGTGACGTACAGGCGGTAGTGAGCCGGGGACTTGAGCAGTTCCTTAGAGCCGGAGTAGTTCAGGGCTTCAAGGCAATCGTATTGGACGCGGTGGGGGATGATGGCGGACTGGATGACGGGTTGCATGGGTATTGGTGGGAAAGGTTTAGAGGTCGGCGTCGGCGGAGTCCGACTCCTCCAGGGTGTGCGTGATGCGCTTGGCGGCGTCGAGGGCGGCCTCGGCGGCCTCCTCGCACTTTTCGAGCTGGACGCGGAGGCAACGCAGGTGGACGACGATCAGGTGGACGCGGTCATAGAGCGCCTTCAGGTCGTAGGCTTCACCGAGGGCTTCAGGGTCGATGGCGTCGAGCTCGCGCTGGGCCCAAGCGACCGCCTTGTTGGCCTCGGCGAAGGAGCCCTCGTCGGCGGCATCCTGGCATCGGTTGCGAAGGGCGTTGAGGCCGTCGCCGATCTGGAGCAGGAGTCGCCGGATGTGGTCGGTGTTCGTCATGTTAGAAAGTGACCTCGGACATCGTGCGCCCGTCGATGAAGAAGAAGCGCACGTTGGAGCGGCGGAGGCTGGGGAGCACGTCGCGCTGCCAGTCCTTGAGGTTCGCGTCGAAGACCTTGCGGGACTTGGCGAAGACCTCGGCGTAGGGGAGGCCGTCGAGCAGGATGATGAGGGCGTAAGGATAGCCTGCGGAGCCCGCGGCCTTGACGACGCCGGAGGGGATGAGCAGGGGCTTCTTTACCGGGCGCATCAGCGGACGAAGATGAGGTGACGGTCAGCCCATTGGCAGAGCTCGAAGATGAAGGCGGCAAAGAGCATCCCGAGGACGAAACCCAACAACACGGAGTGACGGTCGATGTTCATTTGGTCAGGGGGCGGGGAGCCGCGGGGGAGGTGGTCGGGGCGAAGGCCGCCGGCTTGGAGGAAGCGGCGCCGTCGTCGTCGAGGTCGGTCGAGATGCCAACGGCTGTCATCAGGGATTGCCGGCGAAGGTAGGTGATGGCGCTGCCGATCTGCTGCGGGGTCATGCCCTCGGCCTTGACCGACAGGCGGCCGGCGGGGAAGGTCGTCCCGTCGGCGTGGCGGATGGAGGTATGGACGATGACCTTGCCGTCCTCGGAGTCGAGCGCCTGGACGATGGCGAGGCGGTGCTTCGCGGCGACGCCCTTGACGGTCTCGAGCACCTCGGCGAGCGAGGCGTAGCGGGACTTGAAGGCTGGGTTCACGCGGTCGGCGTGTACGTTGCCGACGTCGTTTAGGAAAGCGACGAGGTCGCCGTTCGGATTGTGGGGGGTTGAGCTCATTTGGGAAGGTGTTTGATAATTACATCGAGGCGGTCGAGCACGAGCCAGAGAAAGGCACAGATGACCCCAAGCAGGGCGATGTGGATTTGCTTGTATGCCGTGTCGTCGTTCATGTACTGATATTACTCGGAGGTCGGCTGCTCGCCCGGGGCAGTCAGTTTGTCCAGGTCGTCGACCGAGATGCGGGTCAGCGAGCCATTGATGATGGGGTTGTAATACTCCTTGCCGTTGTAGACCGAGACCTTGAGCAGACGGGCGAGCCGCTTGCCGGGCAGGATGACGTAGGAGGTGCCGGGGACTTCGCGGATCGCGACGACCTCGGGCGGGGTGGCGGTGTTCTTTTTCTTAAGCATAGGGAAAGGTCAGTTGATGGCGCCGCGCTTGGCGGCATCGAGGATGAGGAGCGCGTCGGCGTTCCACAGCGTCACGTCGACGGTGGGAAAGAGCTCGGCGGCCCGGGCCTTGAGTTTGTTCTTCCAGGCTGTCGAGGACAGTTCGCCCTTCGTTCCGCAAGTGTGCGCCTTCTGCCAGATGGCCGGGCGGACGCGGTGCATCTTCCAGCCGAGGCAGACCGCGGCGCCGTAGAGGACGCCCGTGTTCCACATCAGTTTGCCGATGGCCGAGCCGGGGATGTTGCGGCCCGCGTAAAGGGGCGGCTCCTCAAGGTAGCAGTCGACTTCCTTCGCGGTGTTGGAGACCTCGACGAGAAAGGAAACAACGTCGATATCAGTCCCCGGCATCTTCTGCACCGTGACGACCCCTTCCCGATCCAATAGGGCGAGGCCGCCGTTCACGCCGGGGTCGATTGCTACGATGAGGGCCACGGGCAAGGAACTTGTCGCCGTGCAAAGCCCTTGCCAGAACTAAAACTATTGCCGTGCGATATTGCCGACGCGGCGGGCGTAGTCAGCCCGGGCGGGCGGGGCGTTCGACAGGCGGAAGCCGATGGACTGGGCGCCGGTGAAGCCGAGGTTCCAGCAGAGGGCCAGACACTCGGGGGAAGGGGAAGGGATACCCCGGGCGCTCAAACGGCCTCTGAGGGCTCGCAGATAGGCAAGGGCGACCATGTCCTGGGCGAGCGGGGAGCGCCAGAGGTGGCGGGCGTAGGTGGGCTGGCCTTCCCGGGCGAGCTGCGCGTTCCCGTCGGCCCACGCCTCGGGGTGCATCTGGTACAGGCCGAGAGCCCGGCCACCGTCGCCGCGCTGGGAGCGCTCGCCACCCTCGACCTGCCCGATCGCGTATAGCATCCGGGCATCGGTCTGGGCGGAGGCCGCGCAGCCCAGGAGCAGCAGGGCGACGATGGGGGCGGGTGTCATCGGGGGCGACGGGGGATGAAGGAGCCCTCGACCGTGACCTCGCCGATGCGATAGGAAAAGGTCAGCCCGATGCAGTCACCGGCCCCGACGTAGGGCTGGACGCTGATCTGGTCGGCGCCGTCCTTGGTCATCAGCTCGGAGTAGTCGCGGATGAGGCGCTCGACGTGCGGCATGGCGAACTTGGCCCGGGCATAGTCGCCGGTTATGATGCGCTCATTGATGAAGTAGACCTCCTCAGCCAGGGCGGTGAAGGAGCGGAGATGCTGGAAGCGTCCGACGTCGCTCACGGCTGCTTGCCCTCCTTGGCTTCGTTCCATTCCTTGATTTCCTTTCGGTCCAAGTATTCTTCTATTGGGTCGGAAGCGCATCCGTATTCCATCCGATCGCCGTGAGCCAACGCAAATGCTAGCATATCCCCTGCAAAACGGAGCCGCTCGACCTCGGCCTTGAGGCGGGCGTTCTCGGCCTCGTAATGCTTGAAGGCATCTTGCATCTGAATGTTATCCAAACGGCAGGTGTCTTTTTGAAGTTGTGAACGATAGAACTCGCTCTGGTTTGCGAGGTGCGTTAGCCGCTCGACCTCGGCCTTGAGGCGGCGGCACTCCGCTTGCGAGGCGTTGATGGTCTTATCCATCTCGGCCACCAGCGCCAGCGCCTTGACCATCTCGGCCCACTTCTCGGGCTCGACCGGGATGAAGTTACCCATGGAGTTTCTTCTCCAGCTCGATGATGACGCGCTCGTTGTGCACGGCGACCGCGTGGGCCCGCTCGGCCTTGGCGATCCAATGCTCGCGGGAGCGCTTGGCGGCGAGGGTTTCCATCTGGCTCGACTTCAGCGCCGCGTCAGCCCGGTCGGCGTAGTCCTTGAGGGCGGCGACCGTCGTCGCGAGGGAGCGGGCCGTCGACCAGGGCGTGAGCCACCAAAGGCGGGGCAGGGTGCTGCGTTTGATGATGAGCATATCCGGGGCGTGTGCGAGGGGGTCCGGCATCAGGAGCGGGGCGAATAGGGAGCCCGGGGCTGGAGGTTCGTCCACTTGATGCCGAGCACGTCGAGCCACGTCCGCAGGAGCGGGACGGACACGCCAAGGGCTAGGGCCGCGTCGGCTTGAGTCTTGCCGGCGGCGTTGAGCGCCGTGAGCTGCGGGTGCAGGGCGGCGAGGCGCTGGGCGAACGCGGGCTGGACGGGCCGCTTGAGGGTGAGCGGGCGGGAGGCGACCATGATGGTCGTCTCGGTGGCGGAGGACTTGCGGGGGGTGTTCATGGTGGGAGAGAGTGTTATCGCTTTGGCCTGTTTCAGTCGGGCTTTCCGGCGAAGGTATGCGCTGCGCTTGTATGCTTTAACCTTTTCGGGATTACGGGCTTTCCAGGCTTTGACGTTGATGCGGTGCTTGAAGGCATCGATTTCTTTGTCGGTCATGGCTTAGAACTTCGGGTTATCGATGATCTCCAGAAGGCCGGGGCCGTCCGCGAGGAAGAAGATGACAGCCGCCAGCAGGATGCCAAGGGCGAGGAGGGTGAGGAGTTTCATGGTGTGTTGGTTGGAACGTCCCCACCTTGAGCCTGTCGTTTTATTCCGTCAAGCCTTTTGACTGACCTTCCCGCTCGGGCACATTTGGAACGTTCAAGGGGGTAAAGTTTCCATATCTTCCCGCTCGGTCACATTTTGGAACCATAGGCCGCCGTCGACATATGCCCGGGGATACGTCGATAGACCCCTCTGGCTTGCCCTAGGAGGCGTTTTCCCGCCTCAGACGCAAGAAGACCGCCACGCCCACCCCTAGGCACCCTACGGACAGCGCCCACCCTAGGTCGCGGCAGGTCTTCAGAGCCAGCGTCGCGGCGCTCAGGTTCCTCTCAAGGTTCTTGTCGTCCGACTTCGTCCCGGCATCGGTGATCAGCATGACCATCGCGTTCGTATCCTGGAACGACCGAAGGACGAAATCGCAGATGAACGCCGAGGCCGCAGCTGAGAGAAGGGCCGCCGTGACCAGCAGGCCGACCGCCAGCAGCAGGTTGTTATCGGCGGGCTTTGGGCTTTGCTTTGCCGGCGGCACGTTTGACTCCTTTCGATACCTTGGCGACCTCGGCCTCGCCCTTGGCCTTTAGCCATTTGAGTAGGTAGTCCAGGCATTCCGGCGCGGCGTACCCGCTTGCGCCCACGGCGGCCATTTTTAGCCCGGTGCTTTGGATATGGTCTTGCACGGCGTACCCGACAAGGGCCGCGGTGATCGCGGCGGCCAAGACCCGGCGGACGACCCAGCCAAAGGTGACCGGCTCGGTCGAGAGCAGCAGGCGGGCCGTCATCGCCAATCCGCCCAGGATTGAGGCCACCACGCCGTCCTTCACTTCGGGCGGGATGTCGTCGGGGTTGACGGGGGCGGCGCTCATCGGCGGCGGTAGCCCATCTTCCAGAGCGTGTCGGCGATGATGGTGGCGGTCTTCGCGACCTTGTCCTCAGCCATAAAAGGACAGGCCACGTGAAGGGCCTCGTGAACTGCCGTGTCCAGAAGTTCGGACGGCGACTGCCTCGGGTCGATGATTACCTCGCCGGTGGGCTTGTCGGCCTCGCCGAAGTTGGTTGAGTTGCGGCCGTTGGGCGGGTTGTCCCCGAGCTCGTCGAACTCGACCTTAACCTTGGGTATCTTGCGGGGCATCGGGGCAAGGGCGGTTGCGGTAGTGTAGCCACACAAGGGCCACGACCAGGAGCACGAGCCCGCCCACACCGGGCAGGAAATAAGGGGAGGCGAACAGGTAGGGCAGTCCGCCGATGCCAGCGCCGACGAGGAAGGCCACGCTCGCCCGGAGGTACTGGCCGAGGAGCCCCATCGCAAGGGCCGCGAGGAAGCAGATGCCAGCCCCGACAGCGAAGGCGTTGCGGATGCCTTCCGTACGCACCTGCTCGACCTCGGACTTGAGCGCCGTGATCTGCTTGTTCGCGTTGTCGAGGGCGGCCTTGTTCTTGGCGGCGTCCTGCTCGGCCTTGGCGAAGTTCGCGTCGATGACCGCGAGGAGTTTCTTCCCGGCTTCCTCGGCGCGGCGATATTCCTCCGAGTTATTACGGGCCACGCGGTTGCGGACGTAGTCGAGCGCCTGGGCGTCGGGCTTCGGGAGGTAGGCCAGCGCCACGCCCGTCTCGGCCCGGACGACCTCGGGCTTGTCGGCGTTCTCGCGGGCGACAGTCACGGCGGCGGCGATGCGCTGGTCTGACTTGTCAATCTGCGTCCCCAGCTTGGCGAGGTCGGCAGGGTCGGTCGTCGGCGTGCCCGTGCCGGCGGTGTCCTGGCTAGGCGTGCAAGCCGCGATGGCCAGCAGGGTCAGCAGCAGGACAAGGCGCATGGACTTACTTCCCCTTG